GCAAAGTATCGGGAAGCGATACCGGCTCTGCCGGATGTCCCTACAAAGGCACCGAAAACACCGGGCCGAGACACCAATCCGACAATTTCGGTATCGAAAATCGATACTTTGACCGTTGGCGGAGAGGAATTGAGGATGCAGCGGATCGCGCTGGTGCCGATGGCTCCGTTCTTCTGGGGGCGAACCTGATGCGCGACCTGAACCCGACCCTGAACCGGCCGCAGGAAGAGTTCCGGGCCATGACGGAGAAGTTCCGGGCCATGGTCACGGGCTTCGGTGGTGGCAAGACGTGGGGCGGCGGCGCGAACCTCTGCGAGCATGCGTACCAGTTCCCCGGAGTCCCGATGGGCTACTTCGCGCCAACGTACCCGATGATCCGCGACATCTTCTACCCCACGATCGAAGAGGTCGCCGACGACTGGGGCCTGAGCACGAAAATCATGACGAGTGCCAAGGAGGTCAGGCTCTACGAAGGCGCGACGCTGCGCTCGACGATCATGTGCCGATCGATGGATTCGCCAGATACGATCATCGGCTTCAAGATCGGCCACGCTCAGGTCGATGAAATCGACACCATGACAATGGACAAGGCGACGCGCGCGTGGCGCAAGATCATCGCCCGCATGCGCCACAAGGGCGGCGACAACCGGATTGACGTGACGACCACGCCCGAGGGCTATCGGTTCGTCTACAACCAGTTCGTCAAGCTGCCGAGCACGAGCCCGGAGATGGCGAAGCTCTATGGGGTTGTCCACGCCTCAACCTACGACAACGAGGCCAATCTGCCCGAGGGCTACATCGACTCCCTGCTCGCGAGCTACCCGAGGCAGCTGATCGAGGCCTACATCAACGGCCAGTTCGTGAACCTGCAATCCGGGTCGGTCTACCCCGAGTTCAGCCGGCGCCTGAACAGCTGCGACACCGTGCGCAAGCCGGGGGCGAACGGACAGCCCGGCGAGCCGCTCCATGTCGGCATCGACTTCAACGTGCTGAACATGACCGCGATCGTCACCGTGACGCGCAACGGCGAGCCGCATGTTGTCGATGAGCTGACCGGAGTTCGCGACACTCCGACCATGGCGCGCATCCTGCACGAGCGCTACCGACTGAACGACAAGCACACGATCACGGTCTACCCTGACGCCTCGGGCCAAAACACCTCGTCGAAGAACGCCGCAGAGTCCGACCTGACGATCCTTCGGCAGAATGGGTTTCTACTGCGCGTCGATACGACGAACCCGGCCATTCGAGATCGGGTCAACTGCGTCAACGCGCTGATCCTGAACGGCAAGGGCCATCGACGCCTGAAGGTAAACACCCTCATGTGCCCGACGCTGACCGAATCGTTGGAGCAGCAGGCCTACGACAAGAACGCGCAGCCGGACAAGACGACCGGGCACGACCACTGCAATGACGCCATCGGCTATCGGCTGATGCAAGACTGGCCACTGGAGCGCCCGTTCACTGTGGTGCGACCGATGTTTGCCTGACACAATATCGGGCATTGAAAGGGTTCACCCATGAGCAAGTCTGTCGCCAAGCCATCAGCAGCCGTTCTCGCGATGATGCACGAGTGGGACATCGCATCATGTCTCATGGGAGGCACCGGAGCCATGCGAGAAGCTGGCAAGCGCTTCCTGCCGAAGTGGCCCAACGAGGCAGAGAAGGCGTGGGCTGTTCGCCGCGACACGGCGACTCTCTACCCGGCATACAAGCGTACAGTCGAGACGCTCTCGGCCAAGCCATTCTCGAAGCCGATCACGAAGTCGGAGAAGATGGACGCGCGCATCATCGAGTGGCTCGACGACGTGGATCAAGAGGGCCGGAACATCGATGCCTTCTCTGCGGCGCTGACGACCTCGGCAATCTCGCATGGCCTGACCGGCATCCTCGTCGAGTACCCCGTGGTTCCGGCCAAGCAAGACCAGTCGGCCTACACCGTCGCCGAAGAGAAGGCGATGAACCTTCGGCCGTATTTCGTCCACATCAAGGCGGAGACTCTGCTCGGGTGGAAGGCGAAGCGAGTCGGCAGCAAGTGGAAGTTGATGCAGCTGCGCATCATGGAGACGGTCAGCGAGCCAGACACGGCCGATCAGTTCACGGAGAAGGAGTCGGTTCAGGTTCGCGTGCTTGAGCCCGGGACGTGGGCGACGTGGAGGAAGAACCCGACTCCGATCAAGGAGGATGACATCTGGATTCCTCACGAGAATGGCTCGACATCCCTCGACTACATCCCGTTCGTCCCGGTCTATGGCCAGTACCACGGCTTCATGCGAGCGCGGCCGCCGATGATCGAGCTGGGCTACCTAAACATCAAGCACTGGCAAAGCCAGTCGGATCAAGACACGATCCTTCATGCCGCGCGTGTCCCGATCCTTGTCCGCACTGGCGTTGCCCAGAAGTACGACAGCGAGGGAAACATCGTGAGCGACGAGCTGACGATCGGCTCTTCGGCAGCCGTCGATCTCCCGATTGGGGCAACCCTCGGCTATTGCGAGCACACGGGCGGAGCAATCGGAGCCGGCCAGACATCGATCGCAGACCTGCAAGAGCAGATGCGCCAGTCCGGCTCTGAGATGGTGCTGGTCAATCGCACTGCGCAAGCCACCGCAACAGAAGTTGCGATCGATTCCGGCGTGAGCATGAGCCACCTCCAGATGATCGCCCTCGGCGTCGAGGATGCCATCGACGACGCGCTCGAAATGATGGGCGACTACGTTGGCATCGACGAGGCCTCCGTCGGAGAGGTGACGCTGTTCAACGACTTCGTTGCGCAGCAGTTGTCCGACACGAGCGCGACCATGCTGCTGACCGCATGCACCTCAGGCGTCATCACGAAAGAGACGTACTACAAAGAGATGCAGCGCCGCGGGATCATCGCTGCTGACCAAACGTGGGAAGACGAGTCGGCCGCGCTCGATGCGCAAGGCCCGCCACCGGGACAAACGCCGACGCCTGCCGGGCCGAAGCCGACGAACGTCGCGCCGATCAAGGCGCCAGCGGCAGCCTGATGCTGTCTTCCATGAAGGAGAACGCCATGGGCTGCAAGAAAAAAGGCGGGGGCAAGAAGAAATGAGCGCATCCCACCCGCTGCGAGGTGATCGGTATCGTCTACCCTCACGTCGCATCGTGGTGGTCATCAAGGCCACTCGCATCGACTGCGAGTGCCAGTACGAAGACGACAACAGCGCCGTCGATTTTTCCCGGGTCTGGCTTGTCGATGTCGCATGGCTGCTGGGCAAGAAACAGGACGCTCCGGTCTATGTCATCCCGACACTTGCCAAAGCGCTTAGTCATGGATTATAGTAAGCACATGCAGCGCAAGCTAGACCGGGAACCCAACAGACGAGCGAGAACAGCGCATCATGGTGCGTGTGGGTTGGCGTACTCGCCCCAGTCGTGAAGAAGCCTCGATTCGTCGGGGCTTCTTCATTTTCGGGACACAATCGCGCGCATGGCATCCCAAGAGCAGCTCCTACTCGACGCGATCATCAGTCATCAGGTTGACCTCGCGCACTACAGCAACGGCGCCGTGCGGCGCATGCTGGCCCTGCTCCAGCGCGCAGACGCAGACCTCGTGGCCAAGCTCGCGCAGGCGCTCGAAAACATGCCGGCCGGGTACATCACTGCCGACCGGCTCGACATGCTGCTTCAGGATGTCCGCGCGCTACAGGCGGCGGCTGTCGAGCGATCCTTCAGCGACCTCCGAGACGAGATGCACTCCTTGACCTCGATCGAGGGCCAGTGGCAGCACGATCTGTTCAAGGAAATGGCGCCCGCAGAGGCGGCGCGAGGCCTTCTGGCCATAGACCCCCAGCAAGTCTATTCGGCGGCCTTGGCTCGCCCATTCCAAGGCCGCCTGCTGTCGGAATGGGCCTCGACGATTGAGGACGGCGTGATAGCTCGCATCCGTGACGCGATCCGCATCGGTTTCGTGCAAAACCTGACGACCGACGAGATCGTGCGCAACATCCGCGGCACGCGCGCGGCGAACTACGAAGACGGCATGCTCGCGATCGAGCGGCGCAACGCGCAGGCCATCGTTCGCACGGCGCTCGCGCACACGGCCGACTTCGCGCGCAATGCGTTCTATCAGGCCAATCCTGATGTCATTGATGGTCAGGTGTGGATGTCCACGCTCGACGACCGCACGACTCCCGAGTGTTTCCCGGCATCAACTCGCGTCCTGCCGATCGGAGATACGTCTTCCGTGTTCGCGCGCGCCTATGAGGGAGAAATGGTCGTCGTCACTACAGCCGGCGGCAAGCAGCTCAGAGCCACCCCAAACCACCCGGTACTCACGTCGCGAGGTTGGAGAGCGATGAAGGAACTCCAGCCACGCAAAGATGTCCTGCATCGACTCCACGCTGATTCCATCTGCCTCTGCTGCTCCGAACACGTAGGTGTGCCAGCCCCGATCGGCGCAGTCGCGGATGCGTTTTCGCATCCATCCGTTGCTGAGGTATTTGCGAAAAGTTCCTCTCAGGCAGACTTCCACGGCGACGGAATGGTCGGGGAGTACAAAGTCCACATTGCCAAGCCCGATGGCAACTTGGGGGATGTGCTTGATTCGGTTGGATTCAAGAAGATCGCAAAAGCGCTGCTCGTTGAAGTTCATCGATCCGGCTGCCTCTCTGCCAACGGCCTGACTTCTGGCCTGATCCTCGGAGGGGGACCAGTCTCCGAGGCCGCGCAGCTCGACTCCGTTCGACTCGAAGATTCTGTACAGGGCCGACTTGGAGACTTGGAAGTTTCGGCATATTTCGGACGGCCGCATTCCACTGCGGAAGGCAAGAAGCATGGTGGGCCAATCGTCGCGCCGTGGATTGCCACGCGGAACGTGTCGCATGACTCCGGCACCAATGAGAATTCGAGTGATGGTCGTGGTGGAGACCTTGTAGTGGCGTGCAATCGATGCGGCGGACTCGGCGTTCGAGTATCGGCCGATGATGTCGTTTCGGTACGCAGTGAGTTTTTCTCTGGCCATGTGTTCAACCTTTCTACAAGTAGCGAAGCGTACTTCGCTGATGGTTTCATCGTCCATAATTGTCAAGAGCGCGATCAGCTGGAGTACACGCTCGAAGGCGAGCCGATCGGGCACAACGTACCCTTTCTCGGCGGTCCTCCGATCCATTGGAATTGCCGCAGCGCCACGGCGCCGATCATCACCGGCATGGGCTTCGATACGAAGGGCAATACGCGCGCGAGCATGGACGGTCAGGTGCCTGCGAGCTGGAGCTACAAAGACTGGCTCAAGCGGCAGAGCGCGGCTCGGCAAGACGAAATCATGGGGCCGACGCGCGGCCGCATGCTGCGCCGAGGTGACATCACGGTTGACAAATTCTGGAACAATAAAGGCCAGTACCTGACGCTCGATGAGCTTCAGGCCAAGAGCGTCAAAGACTTTGCTGGGGCTGCATCATGATGATGGGACGATTCGGAGGCGGAGGCGTACCATCGAGCAGCTCATGGAATGAATCCGCCCACCCTCGCGAGCCCGCGGGCGTTTCGATCGGCGGCCAATTCACTACCTCAAACGGAGGCTCAGATGCAAGGCAACTCGCCAATGGGTTCACGAAAAATCCAAGAGCGTTTGGACAACTGGATGCAGCAGCAATCGAGGCTCTCCCCTCCTACGAAAGCCACCGCACCCACCCCGCAGATGCCGTCACAGTCGTCGGTGTGCATTACTCCCAAGTCACTCGCGAAACGATAAGCAGCGACTACTATGGCCACGGCATGCGCGGCGCCGAGGCTCAGCGTCTCGATGGCGTCGAGAACTCCGACATCCGGCCGCGCACGTACTTCTACGTGGACAAGGGCAACGGCGTGCGCAACGAGGATGGGGTCGGCGGATACGCGCATGCCGTGAAGCTCACGAACATGTACTCGCCGGAGAAAGACAACTTCGCGTTGTGGCGAACCGGCAAGGGCGACGCGAACGCATCCGAGCGCGCCGTGATGAAGGCCGGGTACGACGGCTACTACGCATCGTTCGGCAATGCCACGCAAGGCGTCGCCGTGCTGATCGGACATCACTCGGTCAACGTGGTCAGCATCGGCCGTCGGTCTGACATTCCGCCAAGGGGCTATTGATGAGCACGTTCAACGAAGCGCAACATCCGCGGGCGCCTGCTGGAGAGCCGAACGGCGGCGAGTGGATCAACCTGTCGCCGCTTCTCGGCAAGGATGGGCTGCCGATGAAGGTGTACCACGGCAGCGTGAGCAAGGGCCTCGCATCGCTCGATCCGAACGCTCCGCACGTCAGGCCGACATCGGGGCCTGCCGGCGTGTACTTCACGAGCGATGGGATGTCCGCGAACAACTACACGCGCGCGCCCGGAGCTGGCATCAAGGCGCCTCGTGGCGAGCTGCTGATGGCAAACATCGGGTTCTCGAATGCGCTCGACATCACCGCGTCCGTCAAGTCTGGCGTGCGTCGAGGCCTCACCTTCGCGTCTGCGAAAGAGCAGGCCCTGAAGAAGTTCAACCCGAGCGTGCATGATGGCGTGATCTTCCGCGGGAACGGATGGAATCCCGACGAGTACGTCGTCACGAAGTCCAGCCAGATCAGGCTACTCCCGAGAGGCATCAGGCTATGAGCAATTTCAATGAAGCAATGCATCCTCGCGACCCCGCTGGAGTATCCACAGGTGGCCAGTTCACTGTCGCTCCCGGCGGGGGTGCCTCGAAGGCCGGCAACAGTCTCTCGAAGGCCGCGAAGAACGAGCGCGATCGAGGCGGTCGTCCAACCACTCGCGCGGCGCTCACCGAGCTGTTCAAGCGGGTGTCAGAACCAGACGGAGGCTTCTCGTATCAGCCCGTGAGCGACAAGAGCCCGAAAGAGGGGTACGCGGTCAGTATCTACCCAGAACGCAGCGTCGCGTTCGACATGAAGAGCATGGGCTTCAAAGACCTGATGCACTACTACGTCGCGAATCGGGATATGTTCCGCAAGCCGGGCCACTTCCTCGGCGCGTGGCACGATCCCGAGAGCCACAAGGTCTTCCTCGACGTGTCGGTCGTTCGCAACTCGATCGGCATGGCGCGCAGCGATGCGCTCTCTCACGACCAGATCGCGTTCTTCGACATCAAGGCCGGACACTCGATTACCGTCAACGCACACGCCAAATCTGGAGGCGCACTCCCATGATTAGCGGAATCAGCAACTCCAGAGTGGCGCTTTCCCCGGGCGGGGCGACGATCATTCTGTTCTCGATGTCGGTAGTCACCGCCGGCACCTACATCAT